CACCACCCAAAGTGCCTTGCAATTCCACTGCGCGTGATCCGATCCGACGTCTAAACTATTTCTTTGGACAATCAGGATGAAGATCGATCTGGTCCTTCATAGAGCGACACACTTATCCCTACGTTGAAATTTTCAATTCAGCCCCACGAGTCCTGCCGTCAGGTCCCAAAGTTCTCGGGATCGCTCCGCATCGGTAGCCTTGATGGACAAACCTTGCGAGAAAGCCTTGCGCCCTTCACGCTGTCGATTGCCCCAGCTCCAATGCACGCCGGACTGCGAAAACCCCGGGTCCGCCACGACCTGTGCGACCCGTTCTCCCGACAGGGACTGCGAGACATAGCCCTTGGTGATGTTCTTTTGAAACCATGGAAAAACTTTCTGAAACAGCGGCGGCGCGTTGCGGAACAGGGGCGTGTCTGCCACACAGCCGGGATAAAGCGTGCTGAACACGATACCCGTTTCATCGTGGAACCGCGTATGCAACTCACGGCTCATCACCATGGTGCCGAGCTTGCTGTCCTTGTAAGCCTTGCCCGCCTTGAACGGCTTGCCGTCGATCATCGCGACGGGGGCTTTGAACCCGGCTTTCAAACCCTGAAACTCGCCAAGATCGGCGGGTGCTGGAATGGGGACCTTGCCGCCGAACTCTTCGGAATTGGCGGTGACCGTGCCAAGCGTGATCAGGCGCGGGGCGGCTGATTTCTGCAAATCCGCCAGCATCAGGTTGGCCAGCAGGAAATGACCAAAATAGTTGGTCGCCACGCTGATCTCAAACCCCTCTGGCGAGCGCGCCGGTGTTTTGAGCAGTGGCAGGTAAACTGCGGCGTTGCACACCAATGCGTCCAGCGGCACGCCGCGCGCCCGAAAGCCCGCATAGAAAGCGCGCACACTGTCGAGCGAGCCAAGGTCGATGTGGGCGAGCTCATAGGACCCAGACGCCATATCCAGCGAACGCGCCGCCGTTTCGGCCTTGGCTAAGTCGCGGCAGGCCATGATGACATGCCAGCCGCGCCCGATCAGGGCATTGGTCGTATGCAGCCCGACGCCCGATGAGGCGCCGGTCACTATGGCAAGGGGTTGGTTGTCTTGGGGCACGTTTTGCAATCTCGACTGTTGACCGAAAGAAGCTAGATACTTCGGCTGGGGATCGTTTCGGGAGACCTCGTTTTGGAAAGTAGCTGGATCAGACCGGCCTTCATTTTGGGGGCTGTCGTTATTTTGATAGTATTGAATGTTCTGGAGTTCAGAGGCAAGCGCCGACAAGATCGCGCAAAGTTGGCCGCCTGCGAAGCCGACGACCGCGCCGAGATATGGCTGGCCCGAAAGCAGTATCTTCAGACGCAAAACATCGAACAGGTCCTGCATATCGTGAATACCGTCGCCATCGCGATCCTGATTGCGCTGTTGACCGCATGAAGATCGCCCTGTTCGGAGCGACGGGCGGCACAGGACGCGCCGTCATCGACCTTGCACTCAAGGCGGGCCATCAGGTAACTGCCCTCGCCAGACATGCCGACAAACTTGCCCCAAAGGTCGGTCTGACAGTGCTGCAAGGTGATGCGATGGTGTCAAAGGATGTCGTCCGCACACTGGCCGATACCGACGCGGTTGTCGTGGCCCTCGGCAACTCGCAAAACGCCTTTGCCCTTCTGTTCGGGGCGCGCCGCACGACACCGCGCGACATTTGTGAGGCCGGAACCCGGAACATTCTTGCAGCACTTGGTGACGGGGCGGAACGGTCGGTCGTCGTTGTCAGCGCTTTTGGCGTGGGTGCCACGCGGAACAAACTGCCCTTCATGTTCAAACTGTTTTATCGCCTTATCTTGCGCGAGCAGATCGCAGACAAGGAAAGGCAAGAGGCGCTGTTGAGAGTATCCGTCTTGATCAAGCTCTTTTTTCCTCCCAATTTCGATCTGCTTTGATGAGGGCATTGGCAAGTTCGATGAGCTTTCGCATGAGCGCAGTAAGAGCGACCTTTGGTGGCTTTCCAGCTTTGATCATGGCTTGATATTTGGCCTTGAGGTCAGGGTTGAATCTCATCGCCACCAGGGCTGGCATGTAGAGGGCGTTCCTCACCACTTTCCGACCACCCTGAATGAACGATTTTCCACGCCATTGCCCAGATTGACGTGTCATTGGTGCTACTCCGGTCAAACTGGCCACTTGTTTTCTGTCCATTCTCCCGATTTCAGGCATCTCTATCAAAATGGTGGACGCACAGACCGCGCCGATGCCTGGAATTGAGCGTAGAATCTTCATTGAACGCGCCATCGTGTCGCTGGATTGTATCAGACGTTTAACCTCAGCATCAATTTCGGCGATGTGCTTATCAACTTGAGCCAAGCGGGCTTTGCTTTGACGGCAAATGATGGACAGAGTTTGTGTTTTCTGCCGACTCATGATGCGGGTTCGGTCTTTGATCAATCCTGAACGAAATGCGCGTAACTCTTTCAGATCATGCTGTAATTTTGTAGCCGGTTTATCCGGATCTAATACAAAAGCATTCCCCATAACGGCTAGCATTTTTGCGTCAACAGCATCGGTTTTTGCCCGCACGCCTTGTGCTTGCGCAAATCGGCGCGCTTGCAAAGGGTTCACTTTTACTAAAGGCAAAAGAGCACCCAAGGCGCGCTCAAGTCCGCTATGGTATGCTCCGGTTGCTTCATAGACAACGCGTGTCACTGATGTTTGTGCGCAGAACTTTGAAAACTCCTTAAATCCCGCAGGGCAATTGCTAAACGACATCATCTTCCCGTCGCTCAGTCGGTGAATGTCCAAAGTGGCTTTGGAAATATCTATACCAATGGTATCATCTGTCATCTTCGTCATATCCTATGCTTGTCCTAGAGGGCTTCGTGCCGCTCTGTATCCGTTCAGGCCTTTGGCGAAGGTGGTGGCTGATCTTACTCTCAAACGGTCCTCAAAGACCAAGCATGTTACGATCCAACCACCACCACAGACCAGCATTTTTAAATGCTGGTCTGTGGCTCTTGTTTCGCACAAAAGCTCCCAAAGTCATAAGACAAGCATCGCCATGGAGGGATCGGCCCCGTCGATCTTGCCGTCGGCGCGGATCGTCTCGATACGGTCCAGATTGTTGCCATAGGTGATCTGGGTTGAGACCACATTCCCCAACGCTACCCCGTCGCGCGTGACTGAGCCGTTGAAGTGGCCAAACCGCTGCAGCGCGATCTCGGTCGGTGTGCCCGCGCCGGTGGTGGTCGCCGGGGTCTCGCCCTGAGCAATAAGGCTGACGGAGGCGGTCAGCAGGCCGGAGCGTGTCATCTGCCAGGACAGCTGATCCACCACGCAGCCCGCGTACATCGCGAAGCGCGGCACTTCTGGCATGCCAATCTCGATGGCGAGGCTTGGAAGGGTCCAGCTGCCCGAGCGGAACTCGTGGCTGTAGGGAGCCTCCGCGCCGGTCGTGGTCGGATCGCCAAAGGTGGCCTTCAGCCAGTACCCAAAGCCGATCGCATCAATTGGGACCACCACGTCGCCATCGCTGGTCAGCGCGTCCTTGATCGGCGCCAGCGGATCCCGGCCATAGCCGAGCAGCTCGGACTCGAGCAGTGGTTGCTCTGCGCCAAGCGTCGAGCTGGCGAAAGGCATCTTGACGTAACCGGTCTCGGGCGGCGTGCCGTAAACGGATTCAAACGCGAGCGCCATCTGCGCCCGCGCCCCTTGGGCTCGTGCCATTGTATTCTCCTCAAACTATGCGGTGGGTCAGGCTTGCTGTTTCGGTCGATTGGTCAGCCCAGTTGTTCAGGCCAGCGGGTCTGACGTTGAATAATGCAGGACCACCGGGATCACCGCCGCCTTCAGACTGGCCGCACCCTCGACGGGCAGATCCACGGGCTGCGGCGCTTCGGCCTCGACCCAGTCACACCGCCCACCGAGCGTGCGGTCTGCACGGATAACAGCGCCGATCTGCGCGCAAAGATGCGCGAATGCCGTGTCACGGTCGTTGCCTTGCACGACAGCCTCAATCTCGGCGCGGTGCTGGTAATGGTAGGTGAGCGGCGAAAGTGTCGCCGCAGGATCGCCGGGGTCGCCATCGCGCAGGATCATCAACCCCGCAGGGGAGATGCGCTCCGGCAGGACCTCGCCGCGCAGGACCGGCACATGAGGCACTGTGCGCAACAGTTCCGCCAGAGCGGTGAGGATGTGTTCGCGAGGGGTCATCTGATTTTACCTTCGACCCAGTTTGCCACGATTGCGCCGGGTATCCTCTCCTGCGCGGCCTTGGCATCGCGCGCCAAATCCAGCCGCTTGCGCAGCTTGACTTGCCGGACCAGCAGAAAGATCGGCACTGTGGTCAGCCCGCGCCCCGTTTTTGAACGCGATGCAACACCAACCCCGCGTGCATTCAGCCGCCCTTCAGCCACCAAAAGGCTCGGTCCCCGCCTGCGATAGACAAACCGGAGCCTGAGACCGCGTCGCCGCTCCCATTCGCCTGG